TTAGGGATGTGAAGGGTATCACCTTTCTTACCAACCATTGACATCTTGTTGACAAGGTTAGCCATCATCAAGTTTTTCTTGTATGCTGCTACGATCTCATCAGACCACAGTTCAGGAATAAACTTGTCTGCTTGAGTTTTTGCTACGATAGAACCGCTACCGCCCGGATAAGTTGCTGAAGCCATGATTATAAAATCTCCAAATTAGCTTGTTATTTAACTCGACCTTCAGCATACGCTTGCCTAATCTCAGGCATTAAATCTTCGTATCGCTGCGGGTCTGTTCGCATTAGTTCAATGATATCAGCGCGTCGATAGACCTTACGTGAAGGACGTTCACCAGAGCCTGAAGAAGTACCAGTAGATGCGGATTTAACCTGTTCTTTACGAGTTTTCTTTTCTGCTTCGACAGTTGACTTTACAGTCTCCTGACGTTCTTTCCACATATTAAGAATCTCATTAGCTGAATCAAAGTCATAGTTTGCGTCTGCTTCTTTGAGTAGACGGCTACGTACTTTTGACTCACCTATCCATTTACCAAACTTAGGATCAGTAAGTACTTGCTGCCAATCTGGATGCGTAGCTGTTAGCTTATCCAGAGTTGCTTGACGTTGCATTGCGACAGTCGTTTCTTGCTGTTGTTTGATGCTTGGATGGTTGTCCAACATCTTGTTGATAGCTTCTTTAGGGTTAGCAAAGAAATCTTCTTCAGTAACTTCCTCTTCGGCTGAGTGGGCGTTAACGGATTGCGCTTTGATAAAGTCGTCTACGATCCTACGCAATTCACCAACTTCTTGACCTTGTTTACCGAGCAGTTGCTCAGCATTTTGGTGCATTGCAATAATATCTTTAACGTCTTTGTTGCGATACTTATCAGGAATATCAGCAACTTCCTCTTCTGGCTCAGGCTCAGAATAGACATCCTCTTCAGGTTGATCTACTTCCGCAGATTCTTCAAAGGTTTGTAACTCTTCGCCTTCTTCCAATTCAGGATTTTCGGTGCGTTCGTCAATAAAATTTGCCATTTATCATTTCTCCGTGCGTAGTCGCATTGTGAAGATTTAGTAATCAGGCTCTTCGGTGTCGTAGCCCACAACTTCGTCACCGCTAGAGTTCCCATCTTTTACAGAAGCGTAGGCCGCTTCCACGCCGTTTTCAAAGTTCAGTAAACGAGCTAGTATTTGTCGTTCACCCTTTGCTAAATAAAGCTCCTCATTAGAACTTAGACGATCCACTGTATATGATTGATAAATCTCTTCCAGTTCTGTAATGAGTTGCTTCCAACCCTTAGAGTTGAATAAATCGAAGTACGCTTCGTAGTACTTCTCTTCGTCTATAGTCATGTGTTCTCCAAATTGGGCTTGACTATGCAATTATTATACCACATTTTTTACCAAAAGTCAAGCACTTTTTGTTGACTTTGTGGTTTTAGTTGTGGTAGACGTAGATTTAGTTAAGGCCTCCAAAGCCTCGATCCGCTTCTCCAGTTTCTGGAAAGCTAAGTTGATCTGATCCACGATCTTCTTGGTTTCGGTTTGTGTTAGCATTCAATTCCCCTTGCGGTTGTGCTTTGTTGTCGATTTCTTTCTCTTTCAGCAGTAGCTGAGCTATCTTGAACCTACGTTCAAACTCTTTTTCGTCAGTAGATCCATCCTTGAGTTGCGTAGCAATAGCTTTGATACGGTCAGTCTCTGAATCAAATGACGTAAATTGTGTCTCCACCTTGTATTTCTCTGCACGTGCTTGCGCTTCTGCGGCCTGTGCGTTGAGAGCAGCAGCAGTAGCTTGTTCTTTAGCCAATGCAACTTGAGCGGCCATCTGCTGTGCTTGTTGTGCCTGTGGATTAGGTTGAGATGCTTGCTGAATCTTAGCCATAAGCTCTTCGCGGTTAGATAAGTTCATGTTATCTACGATAGATTCAATTAACATCATGTACATTGGTGACTCAGGTGACATGGTTTGCAATAGTTGTACTAATTGCGTCACTTCGTATTCACGTGCAATGATACCTAAGGTAGAAGATGCTACGAATTTGTAGTCTTTAACAGGATATTGCTCTGGATTAAACTGCATATAACGCCATGCAGCCTTCTGTACCATAGGAAGTAGGAATAATTCTTGGAAATTAATCAACGTACGCTTGTGACGCTTGATAATTGCACCAAGAGACATACTAATACCCGCTGCAGTTGCTTCAGATCCTGCAAATGACGGAATACCTGTAGTGTCTAAAGCACCTGTAGCCTGTTGTACCATCGCTTGTAAGGCTTGAGTCTGTACAAATGAGGTCTGATCTAGCTGTCCAAACTTAAATGGCTGTAAAATCTCTGCAGGATTACCGTTAGTGAGTAGCATTTTACCCGGACGAATCTCTGGTTTCATGCCACGAGGTAGTCGTGATGCGTCGATAGCCATCATTGGATGGATTGTTAGTGCCAATGCGTCGATACGTGCGCGCATCTCAGTGTCAAGAGCCTTCTGAGAGTTGTAACCCTTCTCACAAACACCACGACCCCAGAAGCGAGACGGTACTACGTCCCATGGGAACGCCACTACGGGACGATCTTGCATCATGTAGGGGTTCTCTTGCACCTTAAGCAATTGACCGCCATTGGCGATTACAACGATTGCTTCGATGTACATCTCTTTCTTTTCGTTTTCGTCAGTAAGCGATACAACTTCTTCGTCATCTTCGCTCTGCGCATCTTCAAACAGATCACGTGGTACTAAACCATAGTATTTAGTTAGACGAATCTTATCTTCAGGGAATGCTTGAAGGTCACGATCAGGTTCTAAGTCGTAGTCTTGAGGAGCTACGTGTAACTCTACGTCACGATAGATACCCTTCTCGATGTCTTGTTCTACCTGATGGATAGGAACAAACTCATCAATTGCAACACCAAGTGCTTCTTCTACAGAGGTAGCAACAGGATCAATCAAGAAGTTATGTGGTAAGACTGGACGTAGTTTAACAACAAAACGATCTTGTGTTTCTACGCCTACTGCTTCTAACTGTCCACCCATAATAGGCTGAGTAGACGGTTTCATTTCTTTTACTTCTTGCAGTACAAGCTCACCGATACCAGTACCGAATACAGCAGCATTAAGAATACACTCTGCTACTGCCTTACGTGTTTTAGTAAATTGAAAGTCTTCATCCAACTGATTACGTAGGAACATAATATCAGCAGGTTGTTGGTCTTGCATATCATCACGGATATCAAACCACTTACCACGGCCAAATGTTGCTTCTTCTACTTCTGCTACTGATGACTCTACAGCTTGTTGTAGTGCAGGGCTAATAATCTTAGAACGCTCTGAGGCACGCATAGAGTCTTCTGCAGCCCAGATACCACGCCATAGACGATAGTATTCTTCGTGTTTCTCTGCATAGTTAGACTCATAGTGATCACGCCATGCGTCGCATTTATCAATCACCCAATCAGTAATATCTTGTTGAATGTAGTTATCTTCCATCTCTTTCTATCCTGCGGTTAGATTAATATCCTGCTAGAGGGTCTACCATTTCAAAGTCGTCAAAGTCAAAGTCCTCATAGTGATAAGGTACTTTAGCTAACTGGTCAATATATGCTAGTGAGTCAATCAAGTCATCATGCACTAGCGGGTTAGGGAATTGGAAGAGCTGATCCATAAACTCATTGTTCCAATCACTGTCTACGTTTAACGTAATGTATCCGTTTTCAAAACGTCCTTGCAACGCCCATACAATACGATCTGTTTTCTTTTTGTTACCATGCGTAAGTTCTTCGATACGGAAGAATTTCTGCTTACGTTTTTGTAAATCCATTAGCGGTGACATGACGGCTTGCTTAGCAATACCTTTCTCAATACCTACGGTTACTGGTTCGTATTCTGCTACGGCATCAAAGATCATTTCAGCTGTGGTATTTAAATCCCAACGTCCATGAACAATCTCTGCTACCCACCAACCTTCTTCGTTTACTTTAACGATTGCTATAGAGGTTGAGTCAAGTCTACTACTTTTACCTGTACTGATGGCTTTAACATCCTCAAAACCCGCAAGGTCAACAGCAATGTAGTAATCTCCGGTCTCAGGTTCTTCTTCATCAAACTTCACCCAATCTTCTTTGAATAACTCAGAGCCTACAGCTTCAAACGAAGCTAGGAATTCCTGTCTGAATGCGTAGCTAGACATAGACTTCTTAGCTACGTCAATCTCTTCAGGATCTAGTAGAGGATTATCGTATGACGTAAAGTGCCATGCTTTGTACGTAGGATCATCTCCCATCGCTCCGTACTGATACAGATCGTAGAAGTGATTACGTCCCATCGGTGTACCAATAAACATTGCATGACCTTTCTGGTCAGCGAGAGCAGGACGTAGTATCTGTTCCCACACTGACGGTTTCATGTCAGCGTATTCGTCCATAACAAGGAACTTAAGACTAACACCACGCATAGTCTCAGGTCTATCAGCACCCTTAAGCGATATCGTCGTACCGTTAATAAGTGTTAACTGTAAGTTGTTAATATGCGATGATTTGATAACAGAGTGGCCTAGCTCAAGAAGCGTAGACCACATGATGTCTCTAGCTTGTCCTTGAGTAGGAGCTACGTAAAATACATGACCACGATCAGTTTGTAATGCGTTGATAATTAACATCCACGCTGCTAGTCGTGATTTACCTGTACGTCGTCCTGCTGCTACAATCTTAAATCGCGTAGGGTCAGCAAAGACATCTTGCTGCCATGGTAACAGTTCTACGTTTAGATCTGTCATTTCAACTCATTGGTTAGAATGTTCTCAGCCCATGGCATATCCATTAGAAACTTAATTGTTTTCTTAGGATAGTTCATAGCCTCTGATACTTTCTTTTCATTCCAAGGAGACTTTGCCATGTACTGTTCAATATTCAACGTACCGTCTTTGAACTTACGTACGTTCGTATGACCCCAGTTGTATGCCATTAAGATCTCTGTAGGATCCCAGTCTGGATAGTATTTCTGTAGGCCTTCTAGGTATTGCTTAGTACGCTTACGTGCTTCTGCTTCATCGTATGGATCGAAAGGGCCAGTGTCAACACCAAAGCCTATCTCCTTACCATCACGGTAATACGCAGGTAACCACTGATACTTTCCTGCAGCTCCTGAGGTTTTATTGTACGCAGTCTCAGGAGTGTTCTTATGACGTGACTCTGTCCACGCTAACGCATCTAACAGATCATCGTCAATCCAACTAATATCAGCTTTAGTCTTCTGCATCTTCGTATTCCCCATCAATGATGTCGTCATCGTTATCATCACTAACAGGCTCAACAGTTGCAGCACCGATACCGCTGATGTTAATCTGTATAGCATTCTTTCCTGCACCTTTGACGACATCTTTCTCAAACGTTGCTGTAGGGATAACACGATCTGTAATTATCTTCCACGCAGCTGCTTGGTGTTTATGTTCATCGTCTAAGGCTGCATCAAAGATCTTCTCAAGAACTTTAGCACTCTTTGGAGATGCTAACATCCTTGCTTTGTATTCGTTGATGATTGCTGCGTCGCCCTTAGGACGACCTCTAGC